GCTATATTTTGTATTGGTATGAGGACTTTACCACCAGCAATTGATGCTGCAGCATTGTCTACTCTTAAAAATTTTGTCATTGCCATAATAAAAATAAAATTAAGGGGTTAATAAAGTACAAATATAACTAAATTAATCTCCCTTATTTAAGCTCTTCTTTAGCAATTTAAAAGTTTCTAAACCATCATCGCTTTGAAAAAATGATGCTACAATATAATACGGATCTTCTCCATATGGTACACTTAGCATTCTTTTCTTATTTTTTGGTAAGTTAAAATGCACATCTTTATTTGCGTTTTTAAACTGCAATAAGTCATTAGAAAACATTTGTATTACTGTGTCTTGAAGTTCTAACATCGGATCATTAAGTATACTTAAAAACTCTATAGGTTGGTTTTTTGCATACATCAACACATCTCTTCTTAACTCAGCTGTTGACATTTTATCTACTGAACCTCCCATAAATACTCTACACACTGTAACTAATTTATCTACAGTTAAGTCTTTTGCAGCTATTTGTGCATCCAAAGCATCTTCAACTTGCTTTAATTCTGCAGCTGCATCTCTTTCTTCATTAATTTCTTCAAATACCATACCATTTTGTGGATGATAATGTAGAAACTGTTGTAATACTTGATTGTTTTTTGGAACACTTAAAAACCCATCTTCAAATACTATAGGTTCTAATATTGCATTTCCATCTTGCTCATCTTCAAAAGGAGACTTTTGATTACGTGCATAACGCAATGGCCTATTAATACCAGCCTCTTCATCAAAATGTAATAATGGATATCTGCTTGAATGTCTTGATGCTAACATATATGATAGCGGTGCAACATTTCTTTTTAGTCTGTAAGATTTATCGGAAAATCTTGAATTTGTTTTTTTCATAATAATATTTAATTTAATTTAATTTAAAATAAAGGGGGGACGAATCCCCCCTTAGTTAATTTACTTCCGCTTAAGCGTTGAATAGGAAGAAGTTGTTCGCACCTAAAGTACAAACAGCTCTTTCAGTCAAGAAGTTCACCTGCATCTTATCGATGTCAGTTGTACGTGCTCCTCCTGCAGAACCTGTAATCCAAGTCTTGTAACGTCTGTCTTCAGTTTCTGAAGCTCTGTATCTAACATGTAAGAATGGTCTTTTTGCGTTCTTACCTAAGATTTGGTCATATACAGTAGTAGAACCAGCTGGAACCATAAGTCCATTGATACCACCACCTACTAAACCTCCTCTCATTGTAGGATCATTTAGGTATTTCCAATCAGACTTGTAGAAGTCGTAACCTCTTCTAAATCCTGTAAATCCTAAATTTAAAGCCATATCCTTATCATTATCAAATAATCCATATGAAGTTCCACCCATTCCGTAAGAATTTTGTGCAGCTAACATATCATCAATATCAAATGAGAAGTTTCTGTTTACAAATAATACATTTTCTTCAATAGCACCTTGCTTATCAAGTCTTTGAATAATTGAATCAAAACCTGCAAGAGTTGTTGGGTTTCCTCCACCCCAAACATTTCCTCTTTCATTTACAACGTAGAATACTCCTTCAGAACCTGCATGTGGGAATGCACCCCCTGTAGCTGAACTTAAAGCAGCTTCAGCTCCTGATCCTGTTCCCGCAGGTACAGCCTCAATCATAGCAGTTTCCATGTAGTCTTCGAAACGTAGTCTTGTTTCATGCTCAGACTTCATATACCATAAGTAACCATTTGCTCCATTTTCAGTAGTGATTTCAATCCATCCAATTTGTGCCATATCAGAACCTGATACTTCATAAGTATCTTTCATAATAATTGGCTTGTTAGAAAAGATTACATCATCTGCTTCTAATGAACCTTGCATACCAGGTGTTCCTTTAGCAAATTCAGAACCGTATACAAAAACAGATAAAATAGCTGCGTTACCGAAAGTTTGACCTCCAGCTTCGTAGTAAGCTACATCAAAAGTATTTGCACCTGGTGTTGGAGCAGTTGTAATTACACCTTTATTAGATAGTGTTGAACCTGGTGTGTTATCAGAAATCATAACAGTTTGTCCAACTCTTAATCCAATAGAAGTTTGGTTAGCAACTAATCCTGGTATATTAGTGTCATTGATAGTAATTTGTGCAGTGTTTTGTCCTGCAGCTTGGTTAGATATACAGTTAACGTACTTAGTATGTAATCTACCTTGTTCTGCCCACTTAATCATATCTGAGTTAGTTGGCATCTCAGCACCTACCATTCTTAAGAATGAAGCTACTGTTCTATTTCCATAACGCTCAAATTCCTTTTCATAAGTATCAGGAAGATACTGATTTAAGAAATCAAAGTCAGTTATGTAGTTTGTTGATAACACTTGCTTTTGTGCTGATGGCTGTAAAGCAAATGTTGGGTTTAATTGTACTGACATATTTATTTATGTTTAAAATTTATACTCTGTTTATACTTCTTATTTTGAGTCCTCTTCCACTGCCTGTATCACCAACAGCTCTAATTTTTAAACCGTCTTTCGATACACTTTGAGAAGCTTGTCTGACATCCATATTAATGTTTTTTGATTTTTTAGAAACATTATCTACAGCGTCAGCCATGCCTTGCTCATAAAAAAACTTAGCGTATTTTTCAGGATTCATAGCAATTGATAATGCTCTATGATATCCTTGTGCATCTTGAATTAAACCTTTATCGTCCATATATTTGCCAACAAAATTATTGACATCTTTTTGAACGTTTTTAATTTCAGTTGCATCGCCAGGTTTATAAGTAAAACTTTTTTCTCCTACATTAAATTCAAAACCTTTGAATTCATTGTTAAAAACTTCATTAGTTTTTTCAAGAAACCAATCATACCTTTTTTTCTGAGCTTCCTGCACAGTTTTCGATTCATCAATGTAACTTTTATAAGCATCTAATTTTTCTCTGTCATTGTCAGATAACCCACTCCCACTTGACTCAAGAGGAATTTTATATTTATCTTTCTGATCATTGAAATACTTTTTAGCTTTCGCAAGTTCTCTTTTTTTAGCTAATTTTAATTTCTTTATATGTTTAGGTTCATCAAGCTCCGAATCAAAACTAAATTTATCTTCAATTAAGTCTTGGATATCAATAGCATCTAAACCTTCTTCTATAACACCATAATAATCAGCTAAAAGTTGATCATCGTCCATGATATCGTAGTCTTTCTGTAATTTATAAAAGTCTTCAATACCACGCCCTGTTTCTTTTTTATATTTTAAATAGGTAGATACATCTTCTGGTAATTCTTCATTTTGCTCACGTTGAGCAAATAAATCATCAACTGATTCAATATCTTTATTATATCTATTTTTAATATAATCAAGAACTGTTTCGTCATTTAACTCTGACGAGGGAGTTTCTTCTTTTTCCTGAACTTCTTCTTTTGCTTCTATCTCAGGAGTTTTTTCTTCTGTTTGTTCTACTTCAGGAGTTGTTTCCTCAAGTGTTTCTTCATGTTTTTTAAGAAGTGTCTCTTCTATTTCTGCTTGTGATTTGTTGTCTTCAACTAATTCAACAGCCTTTACTTTTATATTATCCATTTTATTTAATTTAATTTATACAAAGTTAATAATTATTTATATGCAAGATTAAGCTATCTTGGATCAAACTCAGCTAAGTCAAAACCATCCATACTGTCTTCATTAGACTCAAAACTCATAGGTGGTAAATTGTTTTTTCTTTGTGCTATTAACTGAGATTGTTGAGAAGATTGTTGACTAATTCTTGCGTTTTTTGTCTTCTCTCTATTTTGCTCACGCATATCAATTTGCGATTGCTCAATTCCTTTTAACTGCATATTCATTTGAAATTCTGTTTGCATTAATGATTCTTTTAATGCAGCTTCATTTTTCATTTTTTCTATTTCAAATCCTATTTCTGCTTGTTTGATTTGCATTTTAGATTGAGTCTCCATTTGAACTTTTTGCATTGCTATTTGTGCTGCAGCTTGTTGAGACTGCATATTTATTTGAGCTTGCATTTGTTGTTCTTGCTGTTTTTTCTGTGCGTCCTGCATTTGTTTTTGCTTACGCTTTACTTTTAAAAGTTGATTAGCCATCTTGATATTTTTTAACTCTCTAATATCTATAGCATCTTCTAAATTAATATCTTGCTTTGATAAAGCCATTTGAATATTAGCTTCTAATAAAGCTTTTTGTTCTTCGTCAGGTGACATTTCGATAAAAATACCAAAATCATAGATATATAAATTTCTTATATCATCTAATAACCCAATATTATATTTTCCTATTTGCATAGCAAACTCGTCTGCAAAATCTGAATATTCTAACACATCTGCTGTTCTAATAGATAATGCTTCAGCTAAAGTTTGTGTTAGATATAAACTACCTTCTAATATATGTCTGGTCGCTGTGTTTGAATTTAAAGCAGCTAATTTTTGCACTCCTACTAATGATGATGGATCAGGTGTACTACCATCTCTGGCTTCGTTCAACCCTGTAACTTGCCTAATCATATTCATGTAATGATTATAATTACCAATAAGCATTTGCATTTTTGAAGAACCACTTGAAGATGTAAGTTGAGTAATAGGAACTTTTGCATTATTAAACTCTCCATCTTGAGTAAAGCTTCTACCTATAACACTACCTGTCTGAAAATATAATCTTAAAGCGTCTTCAGGATTATATGCATTTCCTGTTCCTAAATCAACTTCATTTAAACCATCTGCATCAATAAATACACCATCTGGTACTACTCTTGCTATTACCTGTTGTAATTTTAAATGTGTCATTTGTATTAAGTCAGCAAATGGAATCATTCGTCTAACTAAAGATTCTATAACACCTTTGTACATTCGTGGTGCGGTTGCTACATAATTAGGCATAGCATATTGACTGGCTGACTGTGGCCTTACCATATTTTTAGCAAGCTCCCACTTTAATAAAATATTAGTACCCATAACCATAACACCATCATACCACACATCTATTTTTTTGGTTACTTTTTCAAATTTACCTTCCTCCATCATTTCTTCTGGTGGATTAAATTCATCTGTTTTTGGTACTACTTTATAATTACCCGTAGCTGTTTGTTTCTTTTTATATACAAATGTGTTAGTGCTTTTATAATTAAAATACATTAATGTTACTGTATCTCTATAAAACATTGAGTTTTCATAATACTGAGCTACATTAAAATATTGATACCATGATTGACTGTACTTTGATATTTCTTCTAAATCTTCGTTAGTTAAGTCAGGTTTAATTTTAAGAAGTTCTCCAACTGGAACAGTTTTAATTTCACCCCAATAAAAACAATCTTTGAAATAAGGATCTTCTGTATAGCTATATACCACATTTGCTGGATCAACATATTCAACCCTAATACCATCACCTAACTGAAAATTATGCTTTACAACTGCCAAGCCTAAAGTCATCAAATCCATGTCACACCTTTTCCTGGTCTGTTCATAATGATTTTCTTCTAACAAAGTGTTTATTGCAACTTCATTTGCTATTTCAATAGCTGGCTTGTAATTCATTTGCATGTATAGCTCCATCTCTAAATCACTCTCTGGTAATTCATCAGGGTTCATATTAAAAAGTTTTACATCAAAATCTTTTTCTATTTGCATAAACAAATCTTTTGATATAACATTTTTTTCAACCATGTCTTGAAACTCACCTCTTTTTTCTGAGGACATTGCATCTTGTGCATATGCTTTTACAGTGAATAATCTGTCCGACATACCATTTACAACTATGTCAACAAACTTAGGGATAACAGGAACAGGTGTCCAGTCTAAATTTAAATAAGATAAGTCGCCATCTACAGCTAATTCGTTTTTGTATTTTTTAATAGATTGTTCTCCTCTTGCATATAGTCTTAGTCGATTGAACTCCCACCATTGACTATAAAATCTACACTGATTTACCCCTTCTTTTCTGAACCATTCGTATTGAATTGCTTGACCAACTTGTAATCCAAATTCTTTTGTAGCTTTTTCAGAATCAGATACAAACTGATCAGGAAAAGCAGCAGATTTTATATCTATACTAATTCCTTTCATTTATCTTATTAATTGACTAATGGAACTCTCATTATTATATCTTGCAAAGTTAACACTTATTTTTGATTTTTGTTTAGATGGTGTATATAAGTGCTTCTGATTAGCCATGATAGCTAAACCTGAACTTATAGATGCATCAAAACGTGTTCTATTAGTAATATCAAACTTTGCCCAATCTTCTAATGTTTTTTGAAATGGCATTGTACCCATAACGTCCTGGTCTCTAAAAGTACCATCTAAATCTAATCCTATATGTTTTTCTATATATGATTCTATAGCAGCTGCATGTGATTGTTTTACATCTTCTGAAGAGTTAGGTATACCCCCTAATTCTCTTTCTGTTTTAGAAAGTTTGTTAAATCTTTTGTCAGGACGGTTCATACAAAAACCTCTATAACCTCTGTTTTTAAAATGATACAATAATCTTGGTTTATTATTTTCACACAAAATTGGCATACCATAAAATACACATGCCATTAACACCTCTTCAAAAAATATTTCTGCAGTTTGTGGCCTTGCAATATATTCTAAAAAAAACTCATTACTTGGTGCATCATCCATGTTAAATTTAGTCATGCCATGTAATGCACCATTAGAACCTTTTCCCACAACTACACCTGATATATCATAAGAGTCACATCCAAAAGAACCTATATGCTCATTACCAGGATATTTTATTCCTTGTTTTAAAAACACTTTATTTTGTAAGTGTTTAGCTGGTGTCCAAGATACTAAAAATCTACCACTTTTATTTGGACTAAATATAACCTTTGTATCTTTGATACCGTTTTGCCAATGAAACGAACCTTTTGTTACATGTTGACCAAGTATTAACGAATCATTATAGTCTATTTGTTGATATATTTTAGTTAAATTAAATAGTGACTGTTTGCTTTCATCTCTAAAAGCATGAGATTCAGTTCTTGGAAATTGTCTATAAAATTCATTCAAAGCATCGGCATCAGAAGATAAAGATTCTACTTCATTTTTCCAGTAGTCAATTGCACCCATTTTTATATCTTCACCGTCTATACCTACTCTCGTTTTTTGAGGAGTATATAAAACAGGCATACCATATTTATCTATATATCCTTCAAAATTCCATTCCATAGGTATAAATAAATTATATAAACCAGATTTTGTCTGACCGTTTTGATTTCTTTTAGCTGCATTAGAGTCTTCATAAAGTTTTTTAAAATTACCTCCTCCTTTATCTAAAGCATTAGAAGTTGAACCCATCATACATTTTCCAATAATTTTACTACCTAATCTCAAACAAGTTTTAGTTACTCTCCAGTTATTTAAAATATTTTCTGGTCTTTCCCACTTACCACTTTCATCATGTAATAGGTATTGAAGTTTTTCACCATCGTATGAATTGTCAGAAGTGTTCTTCCAATCTATTGTAGTGTCTAATCCATCTAAATCTTGCTCATCAGTAACATACATATTTTTTTTAGTAATTTTAGAAGCAGGTACACGATATGCTAATTCAGTTTTTGGTTTATCCATACCATCTTGAATAGGTTTAAAAAAGAAAGGGTAGTTATTAGATATTGGGACTACTTTATCTGTAAACATTTTTTTTGCGTCAGCTCCTGTTTTAGAAAGTATACCAATACGTGCATCTCTGGTAATAGTAGCTTGATTTACTCCTTCACATGAACTCATAAATGAAAACCCAGAACGTCTTATTTTTAAATAACACATACCGAAACTTCTATTGTCAGCCTTACACGCTTCCCAAAAAATATAAAATATTCTATTAGCTTCTCTAAAATCAGGATGACCAACATCTATTTTAGTCCATTGTAAATACATATAGTGAGTTCCCGTTATATATGTAGGTAATCCATTATTTAAAAACCAATGTCCTTCTTCTCTCTTGTCAAATTCTTTTTCTATATATTCTACCCAAGAGTTTTTAAAAGCAGCTGGCATTTCATTCCATTGAAATATAGAAGATATTCTTTTTAATGCTTTTGGCTGAACTTTAGGATTCCACACTTGATTTTCTTTTTTATCTTTTTGATTTTCAAATGTTTTAGGTGTTTTTGGTAATCCAATAATAACATTACTGATTTCATATATATCTCCTAAAGTTCCGTCTTTTGATATAATAACTACATTATATTTATCGTTATATCCATACTTCCATGTTCTGGCTTTATTTTTTTTAACCATTACATTTTTAGGTATATAGTTTTTTAAAACTTTATAAATACTATTTTGATCTTGATTCTGCAAACCCTTTTAATGTATTGTTTTTATTATCACTAACATCACCATTTAATATATCTTTTTCTTCTTCTATTCTTTTTAATATTTCAAAAGCATCAAATATAGCTAACTTCTTTGTGGCTGCAGCATTTTTTAATCTGTCGGCAGCTAACTCGTCTTCAGCATCATATTTTATTATATCTTCTTTTGCAACTTTTATAAGTTGTTTTACTGCCTTACTACCTGCTTCTATTATTTGTAATTTTAATTCTTTGTTAGTCATTTATTATCATGGTTATATTATTAGTAAACATTCTGTATAAAAGCTCATCATCTACATAAAAAGGATATTCACTTTCTGGTTGATAAATCACCTGGTCTCCTTCTTTTACTCCTAACTTTTCTAATTGTTTATTTGAATACTTAACAATTCCTGTTAAAGGTTCATACTTAGAACTTTTTTTAATATATGAGTCTTTTTTATCAACAGGTTTTACAAAACAATACTTACCATGTGTTTTCCATTTATCATCAGACTTGTATAAAAAAAACTGGTCTTGTTCTATAAAAAATAAATTTTCTTTAAAAAAACTTTTACCGCTTTTCGTGTTACCATACATGTCATTATAAAATTTAAATACATTATGATGAACCAAAAGAATATCACCTGGCTTTATATCTCCATTATAATTTAAAGGAGTAGAAACTACTTCAGCAAATCTATTGGAAGACGTATGATCTTCTTCAGAAACACTGGTAACAAACTCCATACCACCAATAGTTTTTATATTATCGTATCTTCTATTGTTGTATGGTTTAGCTATAAAAGAATATAACGCTTTCATTAAAAATTTATGTTATACTCTAACGTAATCGGTAAAGTGTACAAAAATTCTTTCCAAATAAAAACCTCATTATTTTTTTCTACCCACAACTTGTATGATTGAGTTTCTTCCTTAGCTTGTATTAAGTGTATTTTATAATCGCCTCCCAGAACAGGTTGACCAACAATATAGTGCATTGATCCTGATTTATAATCAGAACCTATTGAAATCTTTCTAATATCCATTTTATTTTATTTATTATCTTCTACTAAACCTTTGTTTATTTCTTCTGTTATTTTCTCTACTATTGGTAATGTACTAATTGGTAAAGATTGTAATAAACGATTTATGGTTTTAATAGAATCATCATTTAATTCTACTCTCATTTTATTTTATTTAATTTATATTATGGTACTGGTTCTAATCCAACATAGTAATAAGCACCATTAATATGTATTTTCCATCTTTTAGTTGCAGTTACTCCGCTGTTTTCAATAAGACCTAAAGGTACAGTTGTACTACCAAAAGAAAGCTGATTATCATCAGTTGTAACTGAGTTTTTCCCTAAAGCTAATGAACCGTCTCCTGACGCACTTGAATTAAAACCTATTGCCATACAATTTTTTGCTGCAGCTGAAGCTGAAGATCCTATTGCTATTGATTCATCATTAGCCGATGTACCAGCTTGAGTTTGTCTACCTATTGCTATGGAGTCAGTTCCTTGTGCTTTAGCTTCTCTTCCCATTGCTATAGTGTCTGCACCTAAATCTTGTACAGCATCTTGTGCTTTATATCCTATAGCTATATTATAACTTCCGCTTACAGTTGGTGCTCCACCTACCGATCCTAAAGAATGAGTTCCAATTGCAATATGTCCTGTTCCTCCAATTTTTGCACCTGAAGCATTATCATCAATCATAGAATAAGCTCCAATAGCAATGGATTCAGAAGTTGTAAAATACTGCATTGCACGTCTTCCAATAGCTATTTGATTTATACCGTTTTTAGTTTGATTATTTACAGTATGTTGTCCAGCAAAAGAACCTATAAATATACCACCTCCAGCTGCAGTGCTTGAAGTGTATTGTCCTGCTGATGTACCAATAGCTACT